AGATATTTAAATATCGACCCTATTCTTGTTGGTATTAACTCAGGAACTAGTTATAATAGCATAGAACAAGCACAACTTGCATTCTTAAGTCATTGTATTTATCCACTTATATCATTGATAGAGAATGAGTTTAATAGAAAACTCTTAAAACCAAGTGAAAAGAGCAAGTTATATATTGATTTTGACGAAAATCATATAATGTTTTCTGATAAGAGTTCTACAGCTGTTTATTATGCAACTCTTGTAAAGAATGGTATTCTTACAATTAATGAGTGTAGACATAATTTAGGTTATAATCCAGTAGATGGTGGTGATAAAAACATGATACCATTCACAGATTTAAGTCAGAATACACTTCAATCAAATAATAAAGAAGGTGCTGGTAATAAAAATACTAATGATAAAGAAGACAATGAATAAGATATATAGAAATTTTCAAGAGATTAGAGCAAATGAAGATTCAAGAACAATAAGTGGTTATGCAGTTGTATTTGATTCTTGGTCTAGGGATCTCGGTGGTTTTACTGAAATAATTAGACAAAGTGCTATCAGTCAAGAACTTTTAAATGAGTCCGACGTGATTGCAAATATCAACCACGATGATAATATGATGGTAGCAAGATGTAAAGAAGGTGAAGGTACACTTAGACTATCATTAGATGAGCATGGTCTTGCTTTTGAGTTTGAAGCTCCAGAGACAGAAAGAGGAAATCAACTTCTTTGGGATATAAGAAATGGTAATTTATATGAGTGTAGTTTCTGTTTTGCTCTTCCTGACAATGATACATGTCAAAGATGGTTTAGAGGTGAAGATGGTTCACTTAAGAGAGAAATTACACAGATTGGATGGCTTCATGATGTAAGTATTGTTACAGTAGCTGCTTACCCTGCAACAAGTGTTGATAATAGAGAAGCCATTGATATTGAAGCAATTAAAAGAAGTCTTGATGAAGCTGATGAAGAAGCTAAAAGAGCTGAAGAACAAGCAAGAAAAGATGAAATAATTGCTACTCTTGATATAAGATTAAATGATTTTTATAAAAATATAAGCTTATAATTTATGGCAAAATATAATAATACTCTTGAATATCAAGACGCTATTAATCAATTAGTTAAGCGTAATTCTGATATTATTAAGCTTGCTAAATCAGAGTCTAGAGAACTTTGTGATGAAGAAGACAAAGAATTCACAGACAATGAAGAAGAAATAAAAGAGCTTCAGTCAGAATTAGATGAATTAGAAAAATCTTTGGAAGATCCTAATAAGGATGACGAAGAACAAAAATCAAATAAAAATATTAACGTTAATAAAATGGAAAAAACTAATTTTTCAATTGTAAATGAAATAAGATCAGCAATGGAAACACACAAGCCTATTATGCTTAATAGAGCTGCTATGACAGCTGGTGATGAAGGTGAAGATGTTGTTGCAAAAGACTTATGGAATGTTTGGGAACCACTTCGTCAGGAAAATGTTCTTGTTAATGCTGGTGCAAGACTTTACACTGGCCTTGAAGGTGATGTACAGATTCCTATTTTCAGTAAAGGTCAAGTTGGTTGGAAGGGTGAAATCGACGGTGCTGATGATGGAAACGGAAGCTTTACCTCAGTTGCTTTATATCCAAAGCGTATAACTGGTAAATTCCCTATCTCTCTTCAGTTCCTTGCACAGACTACTCCTGATGTAGAAGCTGCTATCAGAAATGATATTGCTCTTGCATTTGCTGAAAAGATTGAAGAAACATTACTTGGTAAAGTTGATGGTTCAAATACACAGCCTAAAGGTCTTTTCTATGGTGTTACTCCTGTAACAGTAAATACATATGCTGATTTACTTGACATGGAAGCTGGTGTTGAAGAAGATCACTTCAAGAATTGCAAGTATGTTGTATCTCCTAAGGCAAAAGCTGCTCTTAAGGCTATGATTAAAGGCACAAATGCAACTGGTATGGTAATGGAAGGTGATGCAGTTGATGGAACACAGGCATTTGTAACTTCTAATGTAGAAGCTAAGAAAGGTCTTTATGGTGCATTTGATAACCTTGTTATCGGTATCTGGGATAACCTTAGAATTGATGTTGTTGCTGACTCTGCAACTCTTGCAAATGGTCAGATTATGATCATCCTTAACGGTTTTGCTGATGCTAAACTTGTTAGAGATAATGCTCTTGTTGCTTTTGATACAACTGTTGCTTAATTAAAATATGACTCCAAGTAGGGGTAAAATCCTGCTTTTCTATCATATTCTTTCCGAAGGGGTAAGTCCCTTAAGATTTACCCCTTCTTTTTTTAAAACAGATATATGACACACTCAATACATGAAATACTTAAATTTAGAAATAATTAAAAATCATTTAAATTTAGACCAAAATTTTGATGCTGATGACTTCTATTTAAATGCGTTATATGATGTAGCTGTTGAGGCTGTGTCAAAATATATTGATGTTCCATTATCTCAGCTTGAAGATGAGAATGGAAAGTTACCACCATCTGTTATTCATGCTATGTTACTTCTTATAGGTACTTGGTATAGTGTCAGAGAGAGTGTTTCAGCATCTAATATGATGCCTGTTCCACATGCAGTTGAATTTTTGTGTGATTTGAATAGGGATTATCGTATAAATAAATTTGAATAATTCGTTATGGCATGGGCTGGACTCTTTAATGAGCAAGTTGACATATATGATTTTGTTAAGATAAAGACAAAGCAAGGTATTGTATCTGAAGAGCTTAAGTTAGTATATTCAACTAGAGCAAAGGTTTCTCATGCATCTGGTAGCAGAAAGGTAATAAATGATCAAATACAGACTCCATATGTAAAGACATTTGTTCTTAGAATATATGTACCAATACAGGACACAAGTTGGATAAAATACCAAGACAAGTATTATCAAGTTACAAGTATAGATGTTGACAAAGTATTACAACAGCAAGTTGTTATAGCTGAATTAGTTACTGATTACGATGGATAATGGACTTGAATGTAATATAAAGGCAGTATGGGAAGATTTTAAAGTTCTTACTGCAAAAGAAATGGACATGGCGGTAAAATCTGCACTTAGAAGAGGTGCTGCTCAGATTAAGAAAGAGACTGTTTCTAATGCTAAGGCAGGTATAAAGACACACAATAATCCACATTGGTATAATGGTCAAAGAATTGAGTACAATGATGATATTACAGATGCTGTAAGAGTTGGTAAGATTGAAGATAATTATGATTCAGATGAATTAAGTATAAAAGTCCATGTAATGGGAACTAGAAATACTAATTCTGGTACATATAGATTTAGATTTCTTGAAAAAGGAACTAAAAACAGAAAAGCAAAGACTTATAAAGGTAGACCTCTTAAAAAAGAGAGAAATTTAGGAAGTATTGCTCCAAGAAGATGGTTTGCTAGTGCGAACAATTCAGTAAATTTAGACAATATCTATTTAGAAGCTATTGAAAGAGCTATAAATAATATAAATAATGGAAAGAGATGAGACAACACAGTATAAAGACTACATATTTAATACATGAATATTTGGTTTCTAATCAGGATTTAATGAAGATAATACCAGAAAGTAACATTTTTCTAGTAGTTGGAGAGCCTGAAGCTGTATTTCCTTATGCTGTCATTACAAGGACAAGTATAAAGACACCAGCTCAGACAAATAAAGATTATAATGAAGATAGTGTAACATTCAATATAAAAGTTTATTCTGATAAATATGACTCAAGTGTTGATATAGCAGACATGATACGTTTACTTTTAGAGAGGAGAGTCATACAAGACAATCTTATCAGAATATCAAATATAGAATTGACTTATTGTTCAGAACAATGGATTGGGGATGCATATCAACAGAATATGGATTTTCAATGTATAGTCGAAAACATATAACTATAAAAATATTTACGTAAATACAATGTCAAAACAAAGAATTCAAGGTAATGACCTTATGTTATTCAATAAAGACGGTCACTCATTAGCATTCGCAACATCTCACACTTTAAATATTGACGTTGAGATGCAAGACATTAATGATAAGGATGCTGGAGCATATGGTAAACAGCTCCCTGGCAAGATTAACTGGAGTATAAGCACAGACAACATCTATTCTACAGATGAATTCTACAACTTAAGCAGTGTTCTTGCAGCTAAAGAGCCTGTTAAAGTATATTTTGGTCTTAAGAGTGGATATGAAGGATCAAATGAATTTGATGCAACTGCTGTTGTAAATGACCCTTCAACAGATGCTACATACTGGGTACCAGATGCAACTAATTATGTATCATATGGTTACTGCTTCCTTAATAGTTTAAGTGTTAATGCTGCTTCTGGTGACAGAGCTACATTCACAGCAGAATTCACTGGCTCAGGCCCACTTAGCTATGCTGTTTATCAGGCAGGTCTTTAGTCAAAGTTAAAATATGTTGCCGAACATATCAAAGAACCTATAATAAAATTATAGGTTCTTTTTTTCTATATTAAACTATATAAAAACATTTATTAATAATATGATAGTAAATATAAAAGGCAGAGAAATTACTCTTAAATTTTCTTTCAGAGCTTATATGTTTTTTGAAGACATAACAGGACATTCATTCACTGGTTCAACTATGGCTGAGACAGTAACATTTTTATATTGTATTATCCTTGCTAGTACAGATGAGTATGATGTAAAATTTGATGATTTTATGGATGCTATTGATGATGATCCTAATATCATTATAAACATGAGTGAGTGGTTGACTACTAATGACAAGATGTCTACAATGCTTCTCCCTAAGGAATCAAAAAAAAACTCAGTGAAGAAGAAATAAAGAAGAGCAATAAGAAGCTGTGGTGTCATGAGATGTTCAGGTTATTAGTCTTTGAATACAGGATAGTGTCATTAGATTATTATTTGAGCAAAATGACGATATATGAGCTATATAATACTCTTGAGAATTTGAATTTTGTTGACAGAAATGAAAGAGAGTTGTTAAGATATTGTATATGCGCAACTTATAATAGTAATCCATTCTTAAAGAAGCACATTAAACTTACAGATGTAATGGAGCTTCCTTGGGATAAAAAGACACTTGATGTTAATGCTTGGAAGATGACTGGTAGCAAGAGTTTCAATGAGGATGAAGTACCTACGGCTGAAGAAGTAGATAAGACAGCAGAAAGAATGAAACAATTTATAAAAGCGGTAGAAGGCAAAAAAGAATAAAGAAAAATATCACTAAAAAATAGAATGGCTAACGAACTTAGTACCCGATTAACCTTAGATGGAAGTAATTTTAATCAAGAATTAGACAATGCTACAACTAAGGTTGAGAAGTTTCAAGAAGCGACAAGCGATGCTACAAAATCAATCCAAGATTTAGGCAATAAAGGTAGCAGAAGTACAAAAGAGCTATTATCTGAGATAAGTAAAATATCTGGTGCAGAAAGAAGCACATCAAATTATAGAAGACAGCTTGCTCAGATGCAAAGAGACATTGCAGATCTTACAATCAATTATAGAGCAATGTCTACTGAGATGAAGAACAGCAGCATTGGACAAGAGACTTTATCTAAAATACAAGAATTGACTGCTAAAGCAGGAGAATATAAGGATGCTATTATTGATGCTCAACAGAGTATATCAGCTTTAGCATCTGATACTGCTATGTGGGATGGTATGAAGATGGGAATTGACACTGTAAGTGGTGCTCTTCAGGGTTTTGTATCTCTTGGTGTTCTTGGTGAGGATTCAACAGATAAATTAGTAAAGGTAATTGCTCAACTTAAAGCAGTTGAGGCTGCTACAAATGCTGTTATTAAAGTAGGAAATGCGCTCCAAAGACAGAGTGCATTGATGACAAGCATTACAACTATTCAGACAAAAGCACTTACAAAGGCTAAGACACTTGAAACAGCAGCTACAGGAAAGGCAACAATAGCTCAGAAATTATTTAATATTGTTGCTAAAGCAAACCCATATGTTCTTCTTGCTACAGCTCTTATAACTGTAGTTGGTGCTCTTGCTGCATTCACATTAGGCTCAGAAAAAGCTAAGAAAAAGCAAGAAGAGGCTAAAGAGGCACATGACAAATACATGGACTCAATTGAAGACTCTGTTTCTAAGATGGCTACAGCAGCATATAGTTTTGACACTCTTGTATCTAAATACAAAGAATGTAAGACTGAGGGTGAAAAGCAGCAGTTCTTGACTGATTATAAAGACAAAATTAATGACCTTGGAATTAAAGTAAATGACATTAATGGACTTGAGAATGTGTTCATTAACAACACTGAGAATTTCCGCCGTGCATGTATATTACGTGCTCAGGCTATGGGACTTGAGTCTATGCAGGCTGAGAACTATAAAGAAGTAATGGGTGATGTAATGGCAGCCAGAGACCTTGCTACTGGAAAGGGTGGACAGAGAATAAATGAAGGTGATCCATTATTTGATTTATTAAAGAAATATAATGTTGGCCAGTATGTTTCAAGATGGGGTAAAGATTATATCAATGCTCCAGCAGATGTAGAAAAAGAACTTGAAAAGGCTATAAGAGCAGCTGGAGAGAAAGCAAGCAAAGCAATTGAAGATGAGCAGAAGAATCTTCAGAACCAAGTAGATGAATTAAATCTTGGAGATGCATTCACTTTCGGCTCAACAACAACTGGTGGAAGTGGTTCTGGTGGAAATGGTGGAAAAAACAAAGAAATCAAGGCATTAGAAGGTTCTAAGAAGAATATTGAAGACTTAATTTCTAAGACTAAGGCATTAAGAGATGCTCAGGTTGTTGGTACAAAAGAATGGAATGCTCAGAACGATGAATTGAATAAGTTGAATGACAAGTTGAATGAGATTATAGGCAAGGAAAAGAGACTTAATTCTAAGCCACTTGAATTAATCCCATCACTTCCAGCAATTCAGGGTAAAATAGAGATTGGATTAAAGCCAAAACTTACTCCAGAACAGTTGAATGAGGCATATAATAAGGCTGCTTCAAGAGCAAAAGAACTTAGTGATTTTGTAAAAATTGGTGCTATTGATGTATCACAGGCTCAAGAAGAGATAGATAAACTTAACAGAGGATTAGCTGGTAAAGGATTGACTGCTAAAGTATCATTAGAATTAGACCAAGAGAGTGTAGAGGAAGTATCAAATCAGTTCAGTGAGTTCATTAATAAATTGAATGACATTGGCGATGCTATAAACATAGTATCTTCTATCAATTCAACTTATGAAGCATTCAAGAACTTAGGCAATAGTTTAAGTGAGGCAGAAAATGGTTGGGAAGCATTCTTCAATATATTTCAAGCTGGTATGCAGGCATTCAATACATTTACTTCTATACTTAGCACCATTAACACAATAATGGAATTGTTCAATGCTACTACAGCAACTGGAACTGCTCTCAAAGAGGCAGATACACTTGCTACAACAGCAAACACTATAGCAAAAGAATCTAACAGTGGAGCTGCTATTAGTGAAGCCGTTGCTGAAGGTACAGTTGCTGCTTCAAAGGGTGCATCTTCAGTAGCTGATATACCATATGTTGGTTGGGCTCTTGCTATTGCTGCATTTGGAGCTATTATAGCTGCTGTAATGGGTGCAGTTTCAAGTGCTAAAGGATTTGCTACTGGTGGTATTGTTGGTGGAAATTCATTTACAGGAGACAAGATACTTGCTCACGTCAATAGTGGAGAAATGGTTATCACACAAGGACAGCAAGCAAAATTATGGAACTTCATCAATGGGGACAGTATTCTTGGAAATGAAAATAACATACAATTCAAAATAAGAGGAACAGACTTAATAGGAGTAATTGAAAATTATTCAAAAAAACATAATAGAGTATAAATATGAGTGTATATAAAGGAAGTTTTAGTGATTATGACAACAATATATTTGATGTAGAAATAGATGCTCATCTTGTTTCTGATTCAAGTGAAAGATCAATCATTCTTTCAGATAATCCATGTGTAATCAATTCAGACTCAAGCGGTGTTTTTACTCCAATTAAATCACGTTCATGTACAATAGAGATAGTATCAAATGATTATCTGCCAGACCTTTACACTTCTAAATCAAGAGGTGTAAAAGTAACTGTATCTAAGAATTCTGACAACACTATTTTATTCAAAGGATGGCTTACACCAGCAGTATATGACCAAGGTTATGATTATCTTAATGTTATATCACTTGAAGCAATTGACTGTATAAGTACAACAAAGGATTATAAATATATACCATTAGATGGTGGAGAACCAAAATATCAGAAGATGATAGATATAGTTCTATATATTTTAAATTCAAGTGGTTATACTGGTTATTTATATGTCCCAGCTTCATATACACATATAAACAATACAATTTACGACAACAGTACATTTATACCAAGAGCAATAGATGACATATATGTAAGTGAAGGTAATTTTTATGACGATGATGATGAGCATACACCATGGAAAGAACATGATGTTCTTGAGGAAATAATGAAATTCTTTGGGTGGACTTTATGCCCATTTGGAAATGATGTATATATCATTGATTATAGAATAGTTGGAACAACAACAGACAATAAGTTCTATAAATATAGTTTATCATCAAAGTTATATATAGAAGATGTTGTATTGAATGACTCAATACGTGTTGGAGACCATTACAATGGAGTGGATCTCAATATACTTGCTCCAGGCTCTTCATCTATTTCTATGGATTCAGTATATAATAAGATTGAAGTAAATGACAACCTTTATGAGATTGAAGAAATTGCTCCAGACATATTTGATGATGATACACATATCTCAATAACTGATGAAAAAGGAATTGGATATAACAGTGGACAATGGACAAGAACAACAGTAAAGAAGAAATTCCTTCAGCCAGATGAAGTATCAACAGAAGTTACTGGTTATGAATATCAGACAATTTGCAGAATAAAGCCTACAACTAATTGGACTCATCATTTCTGGAGTATGAATTCTCTCAATGACACAACGCCAACAGAGGTAATAAATGCTGATGGTGAGAACTATTATGAGCAAGGAATCAATTCAGAGTATACAACAGGTGCAATAAACCACTATTGCAATACACATGGTGCACTTATCCAGCATTATGCATATAGAAAGAACAATGGTTCTATTCTTCCTACTTCACTTGATTGGAGTGACTATCTTACATTCTTTGTATCAAATGATACACTTAGCCCATATTCATCTGGTGAAAATAAAGGCAAATTATCATATAATACACTTCAAAAACTTGAGCAGCCTGTCCTTGAATATGAAATTCCTGAAGAAGTAATGTATAAACCATCATCTGGAAAGAGCTGGATCACTATAAAGGGTGATTTGTTCTATCAGTACAATGATGCTAAATGGGGTGACAAAAATGAGAACACACTTAATATTGTAAACACTACAAGCCATTATTATACAACTGCACCTGTTGACAAGGCAAGTGAAATTGATGAAAGTCCATATCTTAATTTGAAGAGAAAAACATTCAATGGACAGACTAAGTATTATTTAGGAAATTTTGATATGTCATTTATTTTCAATCAAATAGGATATACACCAAGTGATGCTTATGGAGATGGTTTTGAAATGTGGAAGTTCAAAGTACAGATTGGAGAAAAGTATTGGAATGGTTCTTCATGGACTTCAACTCCAAGCACTTTCTATATACCATATAACAATTCACCAGAGAATGGAGATGAAGAGTATATGCCAGCATTCAAATGGGCATCATTGAGGCCAAACACAGACTATACTTCTAAAGTTGGTGAAAAATGTTATGCAATTCCTATAGACTCAGCAAACTCTTCAGATCCATCATTTGGTAAAGTACATATAACTGTTTATACACCACTTATTTACCCTAAAGTTCTTTTTGATATAGTAGACCATATGATATCTTCTTCAGGAAGCTCATATCCTGGATTAACAGATTTAAAATGGTATGACATTCCACCATGTATATATGTAAAAGACTTTGAGATTGGATATGTATATACAGATACAAATGCTTGGTACAGCCAGCATAAAGCAAATGAATCTACAAGTGATGACATTGTATATACAGGTATAATAAGTGAAGACTATGTAAGTGATTTTGATTCTCTTGAATTGAAAATCAATACAGAGAATGTAGACAAGCCTATATCTAGGTCATATGCGACAACAAACACAAAGTATATCTCTACAATGAAGCACATAAAAGGAGATGCAGAGAAGACACAAGAATACAATATAGTTGACCAGTATTATGAGCATTATTCCACTCCAAAGAAAATATACAATGTATCATTGAGAGGTCTTTATTTACCAATGACTAAGGTCAATACTTCTACTCTTAGTGGAAGATATGTCATAGACTCATACAGCTATGACATAAGAAGCAACAAAAACAATATCAAATTAATAGAATACTAATATGATTACTGATTATAAATCTTTTTCTCGCCCACCACTTCCAAGAAACAAATACAACCATGTTGAGGATAAAGTATCAAAAGGTGGTGGAACAAGTTTATTTTCTGGTACTGGTGTAGCTGGTACAAATGATGCAGTTCCTGTAATCAATGACTTTGTTGGAAGTACAGAGACAGAAGATGGTATAAGAGGTCTTGTACCAGCACCATCTGCTCATCTTGATGATCCACTTCTTCCACTTAATGACAATGTTCGTTTTCTTAAAGGAAATGGCACTTGGACAGATATTCCTATATCAAGATACACAGAAGAGAATACTGATAAAGATGGAATAAAGCTTACAGGCAATTTGTCTGTAACTGACACTATAAGTACACAGACATTGAATGTAACTGGTTCAGCTCATTTCTGGGAACTTGTTATAGACAAAGTAAGAAGTGCTGGAGGTAATTTGCTTATCACTCCAGGTACATTTATAGTAGATGCTATTGATCCAGATGTAATAACTTACACTGTTGATGATACTCAAGAGCCATTCCTTTCTATGTTCTATAATGAGTCAGCTGGAACTGGTATTGACGGGCTAAAAGATATATTCACAGCATGCAATATAACTGCACTTTATGCAAAGAGAGTATATCAGAAAAAAGATGACCATGTGAATGAAATATCAAATGAGATAGTTGTCGGTGACATGATAAGATGCAAGACTTTCAATGTTGAAAGCGGTGGAGTTGCAAATAATAAAGACTATTGGTCATTTGTTCTTGGAACGGGCATGACACAGCATGAAATTGATGGCTCAACTGCTGATTGTAATTATATTGACTTATTCTATACATTCACTGCTGGAGCAAATTCTTATGGCATTGGAACAAAATGTAAAGATGATGGAACAATTGTATCTGGTTCACATGATTTTGTTTTACATGCAGTAAATAGTGAGACACAAAACAGAATAATCAGCAGAATAGTTACACTTAATTCAGATGAGCTTCAAAATGGTGAATATGAAGTGAATGAAGATGTAACTATAAGTGAAAATACTGTATCACCAGTAAAACTTATAAAGAGTGATGGAACTGTAATCAACAAAGGTGATACTATATCATCTGGCTCTGTCATTGACAAAGGAACTATAGTTGTATTTGAAGATGGTGATGATTTAGATACAATCTCTCAAGACATAGCAGTTGAAAATGGTGAAATCCAAGCAGAAGAAATAACATACCAAAAATCAACAAACACAGTACGTGGCGGTGAAACACAGTATGCTATAACTGAATTTACATTTGGTTATGGACAGATGAATATTGAGGTAAGAGACAATCTTGTTGTACTTGGCCATCTTTGGAATGGTGAGCGCCAAGATGCTATACTTATAAGTGCATATGATCCACTTGACACAGAAGTAAAGGCACCAGCTATATGCCAGTATAAAGGAATCAGAAAATTTGAAACACTTTCACAGTTCAGGACTAACCAATTGGCTAGCAATGGAAATGTATTCACTGGAAGATTCATGGTTGATTACAATGGATATTTAGTTGATGTAAACGAAAGACTTAATTTGTTCTATACCGATATACAGACAGGTCTTGAAACAGTAGGTATTCACCTTGATGGTGACCATAGTACAATCAAACTTGTTGGCAGTGTAGAAATAAGACAGAATGGTGATGGTACAACAGACACACTTACTGTATGGGATGAAGATGGAGAAATGAGAGTAAGGATATCACCAGATGCTATACCTGCTAAGAGCAATATGGCAAGTGAAGTGTCACCAACATATAAAGCTACTTTCAATACTCTTTCAGGCCAAAGACCAGCAGATGAGAGCACAGTCATACAGCATCATACTTGGACCGAGTTCATCTGGTCATGGAATCACCAATGGAAATATTACACTCAAGGCAACTATTTCAAATTCAAGACTATAACTAATCTTGGTACACTTAATAATGGTGAGCATATAACAGTCACTGGCGTGAATGCCAATATAATCAGCTATGCTTATTTTAAAGACAGTGTATATGTTCAAAACCGTGGTACAAACCAGCAGAGCATATCAAGTGTAATTCTTAGACTAAAGAGAGGAACAACTTCAAGCAGCACGACAATAGCATCAGTAAACCTTACTTCTGGCGCTACACTTGTTGTAAATGATGAAAGTGCAAGCATAGTATATAATGCATCTATCTGGGACAACAGACAAATAACAACTACAGGCAATTATTTCCTTGAGCTTGAAGTCCAGTATAATGTATATGCTGAAATTACATACACATCAGAACAGAAGAATTTCTATTTCAGCTTCTACTACTCAATGACTGGATATACAAATATAACTAAACCTACAACATCACTTACAAGAATTGGCAGAAATGGTATTGTATTCAATGGTGAAGGAGCAAACCAGTGGTTCTATTCTGGTATAACTGGAATGGAAATGAGATGGGGTGATGCTCTTGTATCTCTTGACTCAACATATGGTCTTAAAACAAATGGTATAACTCAAACATTGACAAGTGGTTATATATCATCAAGTGCAACTTTTGTTAAATGTGATGGTGCTACATCTGCAAACAATATTTATCTGCCAAGTGCTTTGACTTATGGTGTTGGTAGAATTATCACTGTTCTTGGCAATGACTATATAACTATAAGAACTTATTCTAATTCTCAGAAAATATATCGTCCAATGAGTGAAGAAAAAGAATATGGTAGTTATCCAAGTGTAAGGACAACATCAGTAGTTGAAGTAACATCACTCACTATGTCTGATACATATACTTCTTATGTTGATGATGGTGATGGTGGAACAACAACTATTTATCACAGAACACATCGTCCAATCATGATGTTTATGTGTACTGGTACTGGATGGTTGTTGTTAAATATATAAATGATTGATTATGAAAAAGTTTTTAGTTTTAATAGATGCTGGTCATGGATGTGAGACACCTGGAAAAAGAAGCCCTGATGGAAAATTAATGGAGTGGAAATGGAATAGAGAGATGGCACAGCTTCTTTATGATAAATTGAATGAAATTGGTATAAAGGCTCATCTTGTAGTGACAGAAGAAACAGATGTATCTCTTGGAAATAGATGTTTAAGAGCAAATACTATATATAAGAATTTTAAAGCTCAAGGATATGAGTGCTTATTTGTATCTATACATGTCAATGCTGGTCCTGGTAGTGGGTGGAGTAATGCAAGTGGAGTAAGTGTACATGTATATCGTGATGGGAGTGAAAAGAGTAAATTATGCGGAAGAATATATACAAATAATGCTAAAGAAATGAAACTTACTGGGAACAGAAGTATTCCAAGTTGCGGTTATTGGGAATGTGGATTTTATGTATGTAAAAATACAAATTGTCCAGCAATTCTTGTAGAACATGATTTTATGACAAATAAGAAAAGTGTAGATTTTTTGCTTAGCACCGAGGGTAAAGAAAAATTATTACAGTGGCATATAAATTCTATAAGTGAATATCTTAAAAGAATTTAATTTAAGAAAGTAAATTTCTATATTATAATAAGAATGATAGAACGGCAAACAATTATAAATAGGCCTATTTTTTAATAATGAATAATAATGTAAATAAGACATTTAAAGAGTGTGTCTTAGAGAATCTATGGTTTAAAATTCTATCTGTCTCTTCTATAATATTAATATTCACGTCATTGTTGCTCCCACCTGTTGGTGTTATTGATCCAAGTGTAGTTGCTTCATCTGGAATTATACTTGGTTGGGGTGCTTTGTTTACTGTAATAAAGGCAATAGATAAGGGCAAAAATGTTGAAATGAAACATGGTGATACAACTATTACAGTTAGAAAACGAGAAAATGAAGATGAAGAAGTACCTGAAGAAGAATAATATAAAATATATCATTTTATGATTAATTTAATAAATATATCATTTTATGATTAATGGACAGATACATAAGAATATATAAAGAAAGTGATTTTGATTTTCAGTATAAACTTGACAGTGCTCATCTAAGTACACCGTTCAAGTTTATATTCTTTACAACCGATATAAATGAGTCATCTTATGAGTGCAGTTTTGATGGTGAGCAGTATATCAGATGCACTAAAGTAGATGATGAAAGTATTGTATTTCATATTGATGGTGGTGTCTTTGAATGTGGAAATCTTAGAATTAGAAAAGAATACTTCATTGATAGTTCATCTTTTGAAGATGGAATATGCAACAGTGTAGATATAGAGAAGACAAATATCTATATAATCGAGCAAGGAAGCAATGCTAACAGTGTAGTTTATTGTGGTTCTACTCTTCCAAATTTTGATGCTATGTTGATAGAACAAAATGTTGAAAGAGCAATCCTTATACTTAATCAGAAGAGTGATGAGGTAGACCAGGAAATGAGTTATGTCATTCTTGTAAAAGATGAGATGGAAGATCTTCTTGATGATGCTACTCAGTGGGAAAACAGGATAGAGAATATAGAGAACACATATGCTACTCAGAGCTATGTCCAAAATAAGATTGATGCTATTGACTTTAGTCCATATCCTACATTTACAGATATAAGTAATATGGGATATTTAACAAGTATTCCATGTGAATATATTACTCAAGAAGAACTTAGTAGTAATGGTTATCTTACTCAACATCAATCACTTAGCAATTATCCTACATTTGATGATGTATCTAATATGGGATATGCTACTCAGACTTATGTCCAAAACAAGATTGATGCTATACCACAACCTGACTTAAGTCCTTATGCTACAAAGAGTTATGTTGCTGACTATGTTGCTACTTATGCTCCACAGCCAGATTTAAGTAATTATCCTACATATAGTTATACAAATAAAAACTATGTAAGCTATTCTTATTTAGCTGATACAGTAGATGATATAGTTGCAGGAACAGTTGATTTGTCTAATTATGTCAAAAAACAAGAATTGAGTGCTGCTGGTTATATTACAAGTATACCAAGTGAATATATCACACAAGAAGAATTGAGTGCAAATGCTTATCTTACTCAGCACCAATCACTTGATGATTATGCTACAAAGAGTTATGTTGCTGACTATGTTGCTACTTATGCACCAGAACCAGATTTAAGTAATTATGCTACAAAGAGTTATGTTGCTGACTATGTTGCTACTTATGCACCAGAACCAGATTT